AATATAAAAAAGGTTCGCCACATAAAAGATCTGTAAAGGAAAAGGTTTCAGATTTTGCTAAAGGCGTAGGTTTAACTACTGGCCAAAAGAAAGCCCGCGAATTTCTTAAAGGGGGGTTTATCTTGGCTTCGGGAGTTGCGGGAAACCTTGCGTCAAAATCTGCTAGTATTGTTAAAAAAGCTCAAGCTCATAAGAAAGAATAGGAGATTGTAATGGGAGTAGAAGTAACTTTAGATTTACCTTTTTCTACATTTGGTGAAGAATTAAAAAAATTATTATCCAATAAAGATAAGCTTGTTGCTCAAGAGGGAAAAGGCAATCGTAACCAATATCAAATTGAGATTCAAAAATTAAAAGATAAGATGAAAGCCTATAAGAAAAGCGGCAAGGCTATAAAAGGTGAAACTTTATCTTTTGGAAAATTATTAAAAGATGTTAAGAAACAAGAACGTGAAGGAACATTTGATAGAGAAGAAAACTAAAGGCAAAAGGGGCACATTATATAAAGCTGGAATGCATAAAGGTTCTTTAGCAGAAAGTGATATTGAATTAGAGGAAAAACGTAAGAAAGTTAGAGGTTAGCATTAATGGGAAATCAGAAAAAAATTTATGATAGTCCTCAAGATGCTATTAAGGATTTAACTACAATAGGAGGTTCGGCTATTATTAATAAAACTTTAAATAAAAAGGTAAAAGAAAAAATTAAAAAGAAAGCAGAAAAATGGGTTGCTGCTGTTCCAGGTGGTAAAAAACTTTTAACAGCGGCGGAAAGAATGAAAGAGAAGGGTTTTTATATAGATATAGATCCTTTTAAAAAGAAAATAGAAGCAGGTTGGAAATTTACATTCGGTGGTAAAGATTAAATTAACAGGAGATATAAGTATGATATTACATCCTCACTTGGATTTGTATGATCCAGATAAACCAGTTGACGATATTTATAGGCAACTAATTATTTGGGGAGACCAAATGTATGTCTGTTACACGTGAAGATAGAAATGCTGCAACAAGACTAGCTATTCGACAATCGCGAAATGATTTATTAGCATTTATAATGTTAATGAATCCTTCATTTAGTGTAGGCCCTCATCATAGATTATTATGTGATCAGCTTATGCGAGTTGAATCAGGGAAGGTTGATAGGTTAATGGTTTTTGTTGCACCACGTTCTAGCAAGTCTTTAGTTACATCTACATATTTTCCAGCATGGGCGCTTGGGCGTAATCCTTATTGGCAAGAAATTGCTGTATCGCATAGTGATGATTTGGCTACCAGGTTTGGTCGTGCTATTCGAGATATTATAAATACATCTCAATATAGTCTTATCTTTCCTAATATAAATATAAGAAGGGATAACCGTGCGGCAAATAGTTGGGGACTTCAGCATAAAGGAAAGGAAGCGGGTTCATTTTTAGCAGCAGGTTCTGGATCTGGTATTGCGGGTTTTGGTGCCCACCTTGCCATTATTGATGATCCAATATCCGAGCAAGATGCTTATTCTAAAGCTCGAAGGGAAGCACTAAATGAGTGGTATTCTTCTGGTTTAAGGACAAGATTGATGCCGAAAGGAAAAATAGTACTTGTTATGACGCGTTGGCATGAAAATGATCTAGCAGGACACCTTTTATCCTTAGAAGATAATGCTCCTATGGCTGATGAATGGGAAGTAATACGTATTCCTGCCTTAAATACTACACAATCATTGGAAATATTAAGTAAAGCGCGTGAGGATTTATTAAAACAGGGGTATTTATCTAAGAAATATCCTAAATTACAGCTTGGAAGTTCATTTTGGCCCACATCAGAGCATGAAGATGGGTTTTGTTGGACAACAGAAGAGTTAATTCGTACAAAAAACAATACACCTGCTTTTAAATTTGATGCATTATATGGTCAAACTCCTACAAATGAGGAAGGAAACATAATAAAGTTGGATTGGTGGCAAAATTGGACTAATGATGCCCCTCCAGTATGTGATTATATCCTACAATCCTGGGATACGGCGTTTTCTACCAAGACTACGGCGGATTATTCAGCAGTTACTACATGGGGAGTGTTTAAATCGGGGTATGATGTACCTAATTTAGTATTATTAGGGGCTGAAAAGGGTCGTTGGGATTATCCTACCCTAAGAGAAAAGGCAGTTAAGAAATATAATGAACATAAACCTGATTCTATCCTAATTGAGAAAAAAGCATCAGGTCAATCTTTAATACAAGATTTAAGAATGACAGGATTACCTATATTTGAATTTCAACCTGATCGTGATAAGGTAGCTAGGGCTTATTCGGTGACATCTTTATTTCATAATAAAAGAATTTATGCTCCATTCAAGAAAGATTGGGCCATGGAAGTTATAGATGAAGCTAGAACATTTCCTACAGGAACTTATGATGATTATATGGATACACTTTCACAAGCTTTAATATGGATGCGTAATGGTGGGTATGTATCTCATACAAAGGATACTTGGCTTGACAAAAGGGAGAAAGAGATTTATAATAGAGAAAGTAGTAGACGTTATTATATTTAAGGGGATATATGGCAATAGAGAAAAGAATAAATATGGAAGAGGAACTACAACCTAAAGTTTTAATTCCAGAAAATCAAACGGACATAACAGCAACACCTGATGGTGGAGCTGAAATCACACTTACAAATCAACAGCAATTAGATGAAGCGGAAGCAATGGGTCTTCTTGATGAAGAACGTCCAGTTAATGCTGATCATGAAGCTAATTTAGCTGAGTTTATGGATAAGGCTGATATAGAAAAAGTTGCAAATGAATTACAAGAAGGTTTTGAAAGAGATAAAGATTCTCGTTCAGAGTATGATGAAATTGCAGAAGATGGTGTTAATCTTTTAGGATTACAATATGATCATTCCGCAGGATCATTTCCAGGTTCAGCAGGAGTAACACATCCTGTCTTAGCACAAGCAGTAGTAAAGTTTCAAGCAAAAGCTTATAAAGAATTATTTCCGACCGAGGGGCCTGTACGTACCAGAATCTTGGGCGTGCAGACCCAACAAAAGTTGGAACAAGCAAATAGAGTTAGGCAATTTTTAAATTGGCAAACTCAAACTCAGATGCCTGAGTATGGACCTGAGTTGGATAAATTATTATTTAATGTAGCTTTATATGGTACAGCATTTAAAAAAACTTTTTGGGACCCTACATTACAAAGACCATGTACTGTATTTATTAAAGCCCAAGATTTTTTTGTAGATTATTATGCTTCCAATTTAGAAACAGCAGAACGTTATACGCATAAATACTTAATGTCAAAAAATGAAATTAAGAAAATGCAAATTGCTGGAATTTTTAAAGATATAGAAATTAGTGCAGATTATGATATTCAAGAGAGTGGTGCTAAACAAATAGAAGATGAAATAGTTGGCGTATCAAAACCAGCAGATAATGATGAGTATACATCAATTTTAGAAATACATTCCAATATAGATTTACCAGGATTTGAAGATTCTGATAAATTAAAACTTCCTTACATTGTTCATATGACAGAAGATAATCAGAAAGTTTTATGCATTAGAAGAAATTGGGATATAAATGATGTATTGAAAAAAAAGAAAATGTACTTTACTCATTATACTATGATTCCAGGTTTAGGATTTTATGGTTATGGATATATTCATTTAATTGGTGGACTAACAAAAACAGCCACTTCTTCCATGCGTCAATTATTAGATGCAGGAACTTTTGCTAATTTGCCAGGTGGCTTTAAGGCGCATGGGCTTCGTGTTCTTGCACCTGATGAACCAATTTCTCCTGGTGAATTTAGAGAAGTAAATGCACCTGCTGGAGATTTAGCTAAGTCTTTACAAATTCTTCCGTTTAAAGAGCCTTCGCAAACTTTGTTTAATTTGATGGATTATGCATCTAAATTAGCAATGCAGTTTGCTGATGCAACGGATAGTGTAGTTGACAATGCGACCAATTATGGTCCTGTTGGAACTACTATGGCTCTGCTTGAGCAGTCTTCGAAACTGTTCAATGCTGTGCATAAACGTCTACATTCAGCACAAACAAAAGACCTGCGAGTACTCACACGTTTAGATAGTGAGTATCTTCCCGATTTGTATCCCTATCAAGTTGCAGGTGGTGCACAGCAAGTATTCAAGAATGATTTTAATCTTAAGAATATTGATGTCATTCCTGTATCTGATCCTAATATGCCCACAGAAGCACATAGGATTGCAAAAATAAATGCTATCATGTCCATCGCTCAACAAAATCCCGCTGCTTATAATATGGAGCAGATTGGTATGGAATTGTTTTCAGCGATGGGCGTGGAAGAACCCCAACGTTATTTAAAACAACAACAACAACCATTCAGTTCTAATCCAATTACGGAAAATATGGCCTCACTCAAGGGGGCACCACTAGAAGCGAAACCTGATCAGAATCATGATGCGCATATAATAGTGCATGGTAAGTTTATGGAAGATCCTGCATATCAAAATCCAGCTGTACAACAACTTTTAATATCTCATATCCAAGAACACTTGGCTTTAAAATATCAAATAGAAATGGCACAAATGATTCAGGACCCACAGGCACAGCAAATGATTATGGCACCTCCTCAACAACAACAGCAAATGCCGCCTGAAATGCAAAATCAAATTGCTCTTATGGCAGCTAACGCGGCGGATAAGGTATTAAAACTTGATGAGGAGAAAGCTAAGATAATGGCAGGTGAAGATAAAGATCCACAACAAGAACAAGTAGAAATTCAAAAACAAGATCTAGCTTTACGTGCGAAGAAACAACTTGATGCAATGAGGATACATAAAGACAAGATGGATCTGGAAGAATCTAAAGTAATTATTGATGATGAAAATAAGGATGAGGATCGTAAATTAAAAGAGGCCGAGTTTGCTGTGGATAGTGCACAGAAGATGATGGCTGATACGGAAAAACTTGTCTATGCAACAAAAATGAAATAATGCCGCTTACCAAAAAAGGTAAAAAGATTATGAGTGCTTTAGTAAAAAAATATGGAAAGAAAAAAGGTACTCGAGTATTTTATGCTTCCAAGAATAAGGGAGTTATAAAAGGCGTGGAGCGCGGAAAACATTAAGGGAGGAAATCAAAATGGTTGCTAATGCTATGAAGACTAGGAAAGGGATGGCTATTAAACCTATTTCTGTAAAAAGTAATAAAAATAAAAAGAAGCCGTCTAAATCTAAGTCACGTAAAATCAAATATTAGGAGGATAAATGTTAGATTTTTGGAAAAATAGTTCTAATGGCAAAAAGGGCATAATTATTATTGCTATTTTAGTTGTTGGATTTGTAATTATTAAGTGGCTTTTAGGTATATAAAAGTCTTGCAATAATTTAAAAAATATGATATACTATATTTTTAAAGGCTGCCGAAAGGGGCCAAAATAAATCTTGCTTTAACAAGGAGGTTATTATGAATAAAGCATTATCTATTTTTAATCAGCTTAGACCTGTAACAATAGGATTTGACAATGCATTCGATCATTTTGAAAGAATGTTTGATGAAGATTTGTTCACTACTCCTACTGCAAATTACCCACCATATAATATTGTTAAGATCGCACCTGAAAAGTACAACATAGAAGTTGCACTTGCAGGATACGGTAAAAAAGATATTAAGGTAAATTATGCAGAAGGTCTATTAACTATAGAATCTGTAAAAGAGGAAAAGTCAAATGAGAAAAATGGTGTACTCCATAGAGGAATCGCCAAAAGATATTTCTCTAAAACTTTTACTATTGCAGATGATGTAGAAGTTAAAAATGCTGAATTAAAAGACGGTTTGTTAAAAGTTTCTTTGAACAGGATTATTCCTGAAGGTAAAGAAGCACGACAAATAAAAATTAACTAATATATGAAGGGGGGTATTTTAAAGTGCCCCCTTTTTTAATAAACGAAAGGAAAAGACTAGAAGTGTCTAACGGAAAAATAAAATGGTTCAATCCAAAGAAAGGATATGGATTCATTGAAAAAGAAGACGGAGGAAAAGATATATTCCTTCATGTATCTGCTTTAGAACAAGCAGGTATTGATACATTAACCGAAGGCGAAACAGTTTCATTTGAAATTGGTGAAAACAAAGGTAAAGATACTGCTATTAATATCGCAAAAATAGCGTAATTATTATTTTACAGGAGATACCATGGACGCTCATACATTAAAAACTAATTTACTTAAAGTATTAGATGAAGCTATTGAGATTAATAAGGATCAGATAGCAGGTCCAGGAGCTGATGATTTCCCAACGTATAAGTATATGTTGGGAATTGCTCATACCTTAGAAGATATGAAAACTAGGGTAAAAGATGAACATAAAAACCTTTATAAACAGGAGTCATTATTTGATGAATAAATTACCAAAACCTACAGGTTATAGAATTTTAGTAAAGCCTAGAGAAATATTAAATAAAACAAAAGGTGGTATTATTTTAACAGATGAATCAAGAGATGCGGCTAAATTTTCTTGTGTTATATCACAAGTTATTGATATGGGACCTGTAACAGGAAAATATGTAGGACTTAAGTTTAAATATGAAAATGAAGAATATTCTATCATAAATGATGACGAAGTAGTAGCTATTATACCTGACCCAGATAAAATATCTGCCAAATAGACTTGTAATAAATCTATATATAGTGTAATATAACTATAAGCGTATGACGCGGATCGCAACCGAGGGAGGTCTAGATGATAGACGAAGAAAAAAAGGAAGAACAACTTGATGAAGAAGAGATAGTTGTAGAACTTCCAGACGATAAACCTGAAGATAAGGCGGAAGCCAAGTCTGAAGAGCCAAAAGATACCGTGGCTCCAGTCGCATCTGAAGAAACTATTGAAACAGAAATTGAAGCTGAGGAACCTAAAGAGGAACCTAAAGCTGAAGAAGAAGATGAAGTAGAAAAATTGGAAGATGAAGAAGAATCTAAGGATAAAAGGGTATTTGGCAAACGTGCTGAAAAACGGATAAAGCGCCTTGTCAAGGAAAAAAAGGAATTAGAAGCCAGGCTTAAAGATCTTTCATTTAAGGAACAAGCTTGGGTTCAAGAAAGAGATCAATTAGAATCTCGATCCAAAGATTCTGAATTACATGCAATTAATCAATATATTGATAGATTGAAAAGTCAAGAGAAACAGTCTCTTACTGCCTTAAAAACTGCTAAAGAAGCTAGCGATATAGATTCTGAAATAAAAGCACAAGATGCTTTGGCATCTGTAAAGGCAGAAAGTTTAGTAGCTCAACAATATAAGGCGAGAGCAGAAACTGATTTTGAAAGTCGTAAGAAAAAAGAAGCAACTAAAAAAATAGCACCAATTAGTTCTGCTGCTCCAGATCGAAAAGCTTTGGAATGGCAAAAACGAAATGAGTGGTTTGGAAGTACTTCTACAAAAGACAGGATCATGACTCAGGCAGCTATGGTAATTCATAAGGAGTTAATTGATGAAGATATTCTTCCCAATAATAGTCCCGATGAATATTATAGTGAACTTGATTCTAGGATTCGCGATGAGTTTCCTGGACGATTCAAAAGTAAGACAAGTAAAAATATTCCTACAGTTATGAGTGGAACGCGCTCTGCTCTAGGCAAAAACCAAGTAAGATTAACCAGATCAGAAGTAGAGATGGCTAATAGATTAGGTGTAAGTTTGCAAGATTATGCGCGCCAAAAAGTACGCCAACAGGCGGGAGGTTAATAGATGACACAAGCAACTAAAACCAGTCGTAAGATTCGGGCTTCGGCAACTCGAAAAAGATCTTGGGAACCTCTAAGAAGATTAGATATTCCTGAAAGGTCTAAACAAGAGGGCATGGAATATATTTGGGTTAGACATGAATTATTGAATAACCCCGATGATTTAAATGTTCACGAAAGACTGCGCGAAGGTTATGAACCAGTCAAACCTGAAGAATTAGGAAAAGACTATCATGCTGACGTGTTGTCTGCTGGTAAGCACGCTGGTACAATTAGATCTGGTGACTTAATCCTTATGAAAAATAATAAGGAATTTGTCGCTGAGAAAAAAGCGTACTACGATAAACAAACAGAAAGAGCGGGTCAAGCGTATAGTAGAGACTATATGAAACATCAAAACCCTAATATGCCAGTAAAAGATGATTCTACCACTTCGGTTAGCAAAGGAAGTGGAAAAGAATCGCCAAAATTTGAGGAGTAAGTTTTAATAAAATTGGCTCTAATAAATTTTGATGAATAACAAACTCTAATAAGGAGATTATTATGGCAGGATATGGATTAGAACCAGTTAAAAATGCAACTGGTGGAACCATAAGAGCCAATAACTTCTGTAACGGAGAAGGATATCGTATTGCCGCAACTGCACCTTCAGCTTTTTTTGAAGGCGATTTGGTCAGTTGGTCTAGTGGTAATATTATAACTGACATGGGGGGAG